ATCCGATGTATCAGTTGCTCCGCTGACGAAGAAAACTTTTCGATCATCGTGTGCTTTATCCTCTATTAAATCAAAGAGTATTTTACCATGTTTCTCTACAAATTGAAACAGTACAAGTGTATTACCTTTCTGGTCTAACGTAAGATTACGAATAAACTGATTACGTTTCTCGTGTCTTACGATATAATCAATTTCATCTTGGTATGACCGTTTTCCGAAATCTTCTTTGTACTCGAGGACGAGTCGCTTGATTTCGAGTTTTGCCAGTGTATCATTATCTTGGAGAGTTCGAGTGGTAGTGACTTTATGGACTCTTCCGAAGAGGCCTTGTAATACAAGTTCATGAGTTTGTGTCCCATCTAATGTGCCAGTAGTACCAAACCGATATGGTGCTTCTGTGCATTTATTCATGATTGAAGTCAATGATTTTGATTTGAATCCATGGCATTCATCACCAATAACCATACCGAATTGCTCGAACCATGTATTGTTTAATTTATATATACTTTGCCATGTAGATATTACAATGGATAATATAGTATCCTTATCTTTGCCAGAGTATATCTTATGGATATTATCTTGTCCATAACCATAGTCAACAAAATCGTTTGTCATTTGTTCTACTAATGATGTAGTAGGAACTACAATTAATACCTTTTGGTGTTCTTCAGCAATTTGAGATAAAAAATATCTAACTAATGTATAGATAATTAATGATTTACCAGAGCCAGTCGGTGACAATAGTATTGCTCGTTTCTTCTCTAAAGCTTTACACACTGCATCAAATTGGTAATCTCGGATTTCAAACGGAAGATTAATACTATGGATGAAGTTAATTATTTCTTGTGGATCTACCTTCTCTATATTAGCGGAGTTATCCGGATATCCATATTCTGTTTTCTCTACGTCTATTGCGTAGCCACGTTGTTCGGAAAACTTCTCGAGGTGATCGATGAGTCCAGCGGGTAAAGTATTATTCCGGATATTAAATAAACGTATTTTACCATCCCATAATTTATTCCGGAACGCTGGCATAAATTTATATCCAGGAACAAAAAACGAAAAAAATTCATTTAGTTCTTGGGCCTGACCAAAATCACAATCTACTTGTAGTTCGCTATGACTTAGTTTCCAGACTCGAATTGTCTCCAAGAGATCATGTTCCTTATAGTTTGATGCCGCCATTTAATATTATCTATTATATCAGTAAGTGTGTCTTTTACGGTTTTCCAATATTCAACTAACTCTTCTGATTTTTGGATTTCAGGATCAGAGTCATAGTAATATTCCATTTCGCCTTTCATGACTTTTAAGCCATTAAAAGGATCCGGATTCCAACCTTTTTCTTCAAGTTCTTCTTGTGACATTTTACCATTATAATAAAGCCACTTTTCTTTAAGTAAAGTCTTTTGTTTAAACTCAGCTCTTTTTAAACTTAGTTTTGCTTCGGTAAGCATTCGTAGATATTTTGCATGTAGATTTGGAGTTTCACGAGATGCATCATCTAATTTTGTATTATTAATAGTACAATCTTCTTCCCACATAGAAAGAACGGTATTCAAATCAATCATAATAATCCTATACTGTTATAGAAAACGAGTTTTCAACTGCTCCTGTACTACTTATACCCTTTAATTCGAAGTATGAGAATCTAAAAGATGCATTAAATGTAATAAATGCATCACCAGTCGAAGTTGATTCAAATTGAATATCCCCTAAAGATGTTGGCACGCAATCTTTATATTGAACTTGTTTAGTTGTATTATTATGACTTGACATAATCATAAGCGTAATGTCAGCATAAGTTGGAGGTGCGGTACTAGTTCTATCTAAAGCATCTCTATGAGGAGTATCCAGTAATCTACGAATCCAATTATACATCTCTTCATATCCTTGCATATCTTCATCAAGAATGATATTAGCTGATAATTCATTAAATGTAAGTTTATCGCCAGGAAAAGGGACACCCGTAATTTTCTGATACGGCATTTCAACCGCGGACATTAGCATCCCGGGATGAGTTACCGTTTGACAGAAAAATTCAAGGTTTGGATAATTCTTACGGTCCATAACCAGTTTAAAACTGGTGGGTTGTAAGTAATTAATATTTGTAGTTAATGTAGCCATAACTTTATTTATACCTAAAAGAAGGCCCTCCGAAGAGGGCCTGAATCAAAGGAGAAACATTATTATTATAAGAACCTTTCTTATTGCATGATGTTATCGACGCGGAAGATTCTGTAGTACTGGTTAGACTTAGCTGCAGCAAGTCCATCAGCTGGTGTAGAACCAACAAATGGGTTTGAAGCCATGCCGTAGCGAGTCTTAAAGCCGATCTTAGGCTGGAATGTTTCTTCTCCAACCGCACGAACCATTGTGAGTGGTACGTATGGGCAATAGAAGAGACCAGCGTCATATGGGTTAGTACCCTTATAACCAACTGTGACATAGTCTTGAGTTGCGTATGGATCGATGTAAACACGAGTACGTCCATTCAGAACACCAGCAAATGTATTACCAGTGTCATCTACTTGCAGGTTAGTTGCCAATGCAGGAGCATAGTCAAGCATGCCTGAAGCAGAAAGAACAGAAGCAACATCTGAAGAACAGATGATGAAGTTACCCTTGCCTCTACGAGTTTCTTTAGCAATTACGTTTGCTTCTCTTTCGAGTTGAACGATCAAGCCCTTGAACTTTTCAACTGACCAACGACCATCAGCATCTGTAGACAGATTGAAGATACCGTTGATTGCTGTGTTAGACTGGAGAGCTCCGGTCTTAGCCTGTGAGTTGATTGTGCGAATTACTTCACGGTTGATTTCAGCCAAAATCTCAGTTGACAGGATATTAGCCAACTCAGTTTCAGCGTCGAGACCATGAATCGCTTTCAAGTCTTGAGCGAGTTCAAGTGAGTACTCAGCTTTCAAAGCACGTGACTTAGCTGTAACGGTTGCTTTTTCAATGGTGAATCCCATTTCTTGGAAAGCAGATCCGCCAGTTGATCCCAATGCTTCAGCATCACCTGTAGGCATTCCAGAAGCAGCAAGTCCAGTAGCACGCTCGTCATCGATAGTGCCGGCGCCAGTAGCAGTTGAGTCATTCAAACCTGAGCTTGAAGAAGCTTGAGTTGTAGAAGAATCACCAGAGAAACCAGTAATTGCTTCGTTAAACAATGCTTCATCATTATTTGAAGCACCAGCTGAAGTTGACTTATAACGTGACTTCATAGCAAAGATCAGGCCAGTAGGACCAGACATTGGCTGAACACCACATACGTCATATGCCATCAAATTAGGCATAGCGCGACGAACAAGTGCAATCAGAACTGGATTCCAGTTTGCAGCAGCTGTAGTGTTGTTAGTAGGAGCCGCTTCAGTCATGAATTGACCTTGTGAAGCTTCTTCTGCAAACGCACGCTCTTGGTTTTCGAGAATAGCAGCAGTTACTGCTTTACGGTGGTTATCTTGGATCTTACCAGCAGACTCGTTATCGAGTACTGGAGACCATTTTTCGATCAGACGATCATATGATTCCATCATTGGAACACTCCTTATTTTTTAGTTTTTTCTAGAGCTGACAAGTAAGCAGACATTGAACTTGATACCTGAATTGGAGAATCTCCATCTTCAGCTTCAGTATATGCAGCTTCTGTTGACTCGGTTACTTCTTTCTTGAAGTATGATCCTTTAACAGTTTCAACTTTTTGTGCAAAAGTTTCTTCGTCTTCAAAATCAACGTCTTCAACAAGTGACTTAAGCTTTTCTACTTGAGTTTCAGCAAGATCACGCGAATACTCACGAATAATCGCGTCACGCTTATAATCTTCTAACTCTTCAGAAAGCTCGATAGCTTTAGCAGTAGTAGCATTCAGAGACTCTTCGAGCTCTTCAACTGTATCTGCCAAATCATCAACTAGGTCGACCTTAGACTCAGGTACTTCGATGTAGTTTTCTTCAAACAGTCCCTTAAGACCAGTCATGAAGTTTTCTGCAATCTCAGCTCTGAGACCAGCTTGAATGGCGACTTGATTGTCGGTCATCCACTGTTCAACTACGTAGTTGAGGTATGAATCGACTTTTTCTACAAGATCAGACTTAGTAGATTCGATCTCTTCAGAGAGTTCTTCTTCATACTTTGCCTCAAGGCGATCAATCTCTTCAGACAGCTTAGACTTAATAGCTGCTTCAAAAATTGTTTCTGCCTTATCCTTAAACTCTTCTGACAAAGTAGCTTCGTCATTAATGAGAGCGTTCAGGTCTTGAGAAAAATCAGCTTCGTACTGAATTTCAGCGCGTGCTTCTGTTTCGCCATCTTCGACATCGAAATCTTCAGCCATCATTTTAGAAAGCATGACACTGAGGTCTTCTTTCTTGGCTTTAGACATCATTTGATAAGCGGCATTAATCATACCAGCTTTTGTCTTAGGCATTGGATCTTGCTTAGTGTTATCGCCTTTACGCTTCTTAGCGGTTCCGGTTTTATCACCAGCTGCATCCACAGAGGCTACAGACTGTGCTTCAGCATTCTTAGGATCATGAGTTCCTTCTTCCACGACTTCGTTCTCAACGTCATCATGGAGTTCTACTTCTTGATCTTCAGTATATTGATCAGTCATAATTGACTCCTATTATTTTGATTTGAGTAACGAGAGGAAATTCTTAAACTCACGAACTTGTACCTCATAGAGATTTTTTCGTGGAGCTTTCTTAATTTCAGTCTCCATTTGTTCAATTTGTCTTGCTTCGATGATACCGTTATTCCATACCCATTCAACACCTTCCATAACTCCATTAACAAAAGCATTA